TAGATACAAAACTTTTTGAACACCACCTCGACTGGATAGACCTGATTGAAGGACGAGAGCCACGATGGCTTCATCCATCTATGACTTACGAACCTGGTGCTGCCAATCGTGTTTTAATTAACGTACCGCCCGAGCACGCCAAGTCAACAGTGATTACTACAAACTACGTAGTCTACAAGATTGTAACCAATCCTAACGCTCGAGTCATTGTGGTCTCTAAGACTCAGGGTATGGCGCGCAAGTTCCTTGGCGCTATCAAGACTCGTCTTTCTCACCCAGCCTACACCAAACTACAGGTGGCCTTTGGCCCAAATGGTGGCTACAAGGCAGATGCAACCCAATGGTCTGCTGATATGATTTATCTAGGTACAGGTCGAGACTCTGGTGAGAAAGATCCAACCGTGCAAGCGCTCGGCTTTGGTTCTCAGATTTACGGAGCACGTGCCGACCTGATTATCCTAGATGACGTCGTGATGGGTGCTAATGCCCACGAGTGGGAAAAGCAGATTGAATGGCTTCAGAAAGAAGTTATCACCCGTCTAGGACGTCATGGTAAACTTCTAGTGGTTGGTACACGTGTATCGCCTATTGACCTTTATAAGATGATTCGTGACCCTGACCAATGGACGGGTGGCAAATCTCCCTTTACTTACTTTGCCCAACCAGCCGTGTTGGAATTTGACGAGGAACCAAAGAATTGGAAAACCCTCTGGCCAAAGACAACACAGCAAGAGAATGAGATTGACGAACCTGACGCTAATGGACTTTATCCGAAATGGGATGGACCCTCGTTATTTACGAGGCGCTCTGAGGTTGCGCCATCTGTCTGGGCTATGGTCTACCAGCAAGAAGACGTCCAAGAAGACTCCATCTTTGCGCCAGCAACAGTTGCAGGATGTGTCAACGGTATGCGAAAGCGCGGACCGCTTAAACAACATGCTGCAGGACATCCCAAGCATGTCGACGGAACGTATACAGTAATTGGATTTGACCCAGCCGTTTCTGGTCGCAGCGCCTTCGTCGCTGTTACTTATAACCGAGGCGATGGAAAGATATATGTTTTGGATTGTGTCAACATGGTTGATCCAACTCCGCAGAAAGAGACCGCACTCATTCACGAGTGGGTAGAGAAATATAAACCTCAAGAGTTCAGAGTCGAAATCAACGCACATCAGAAGTACTACGCTATGGATGATGACTTGCGGAACTTCTTGGCTTCGTACGGATGCCAGTTAAATTCACACTTCACTGGTAAAAATAAGTGGGACGTATCTTTTGGTGTGGCTTCTATGGCCAGCCTATTTGGTAGTGTTCGTGATGGACGTTACCAAGATAATGGCATTATAGAGATGCCAAGCAATGAAGGCTCAGAGGGGTTAAAGTCCCTCACACAGCAACTGATTACTTGGAAACCAGATACAAAGAACCCAACTGACTGTGTGATGGCACTATGGTTTGCCATTATCCGTATACGTGAACTGATGCAACAGTCTTCACGCGTTGGACAATATCAAACAAATAGATGGGCTACGCGTTCTCAAATAGCACAACGTGGTTCTATACAACTAGATGAAGCCTTTGCCTCTCAATGGGCAGAGCAATACGGATAGGACAATAATGGCATTATCAATGGAACAGGTAGTAGCAAGAGTAAACTCTCTACGCTACCGTAATAGTGAGCGCGATGCTCGCAACCTAGACGTCCTTGCTGTCCGTAAAGGAAAGATTGCAGAAGTATATCCTGATTTCTTTCCAGATGGTGTTGATGCCAACGTAGTTGCAAACTTTATTGACATTGTAGCACGCGACCTATCTGAGGTTATGGCCCCACTCCCGGCCGTCAATTGTTCTGCTGCTAATCAAGTATCAGATCGTGCACGAACATTTGCTGATAAGCGCACTCGCATTGCATCAAATTATTTTGCACACTCTGATCTATCAGTCCAAATGTACTCAGGTGCTGACTGGTATATAACATATGGTTTCGTTCCGTTCATGATTGAACTGGACGAAGAAAGCAAACTACCTCGCATCCGTGTAGAAAACCCAATAGGTGCTTACCCAGAATTTGATCGCTACGGGCGATGCGTTGCTTTTGCTAAACGATACATGATGTCTCTAGGCGAACTTGTTTCCCAGTTTCCTGATTACGATCGTGAACTACTTGGTGGCTTTGGCTACAAGCAGGACCTCAATGCTCAGGTTGAAATGATTCGTTACTATGATAAAGACCAATCACTTATCTACATTCCAACAAAAAATAATTTAGTTTTATCAAAGGCTATTAATCCTATTGGTAAGATGATGATTGTTGTTGCACGTAAACCATCTATCGATGGTGAACTACGTGGACAGTTCGACGACATTCTTGGTATTCAATTACTACGCAATCGTTTTGCATTACTTGCTATGGAGGCTGCAGAAAAATCTGTACAGGCTCCTATTGTTCTACCTAATGATGTTCAAGAACTTCAACTAGGTGGAGATGCTGTTATTCGTACAGCAAATCCTCAAGGTGTACGACGCGTAGAGTTGACTCTACCACAAGGTGCATTCACTGAGCAATCATTATTAAACCAAGAACTTCGTGTTGGTGCTCGTTATCCTGAGGGACGTACAGGTAATATCAATGCATCAGTGGTTACAGGCCAAGGTGTGCAGGCTCTTATGGGAGCCTTTGATACACAAGTTAAGTCAGCACAGGCAATCTTTGCTGCTGCACTTCGTGATGTAATCCAACTTTGTTTTGAAGTTGATGAGAAAATTTTTCCAGGTGAGAAGACAATTCGTGGTGTTGACTCAGGTTCACCATACGAAATTACATACTCACCTAAGAAAGACATCAAATCTGATTACTCAGCAGATGTCCGTTATGGAATGCTTGCTGGTCTTAACCCAGCACAAGGTCTTATCTTTATGCTACAGGCACTTGGTGGTGGATTAATCTCCAAAGATATGGCAATGCGTGAACTTCCATTTACAGTTAATGTAACACAAGAATTAGAAAAGATTGAAATTGAGAAGATGAGAGATTCACTTCTTAATTCACTTACTGCCTACACACAAGCAATTCCACAGATGGCTACTCAAGGCCAGGATGCTTCCGCTGTAGTACGTAAAATTGCTGCTGTCATCAAGGCACGCCAAAAGGGACAGGCATTAGAGGATGCAATTGAAGCAACCTTTGCCCCACAGCAGCAAACAGTTCCTCCTGCTGGGATGCCACAAGCGGTTGAGCAAACGTCCCCTGCTCCCACTGGCACTCCAGTAGGAGGCGCTACTCCAAATGAAATGCCAGCAAATATTCAAACCGCACCACCTGATGTAATGACATTGTTGTCAGGTATTACTGGTGGAGGAAAGCCTACAGCGAGCGTTCGTTCTTCTCGCAAAATGTAATCTAGGAGGGGACAATGACAACAATAATCGGTATTGAAACTGAAACACAGTCTCATCTAATTGCAGATAGCCAAACAACAGATGATAATGGTTTTATTTATAACCATCCTAATGTTAAGAAACTGTCTGAACGTGGTGCATTTATTATAGGTGGATCTGGTGAAGTACTTCCATGTGATGTTGCACAACATATATGGGACCCACCAACACCAACTACAAAAGATAGAAAAGATTTATATCACTTTATGATTACAAAGGCTATGCCTTCTCTACGTAAATGCCTAACAGAGAATGGATATAACTTTGATGAGACAAAAGGTGAATTAAGATTTCAATTTCTTATTGCAGTATGTGGTGAGATATTCGACATAGATAATGATTTATCAGTTAGCAAAAATAAAAGTGGAATATACGCAGCAGGTTCTGGTGCATCTTATGCACTTGGTGCCTTGCATGCAGGAGCAGATGCATATGAAGCAATGGAGATTGCATCTAAATTAACTGCATTTACTGCAGGTCCTTATATTTCAAAATTGCAATTTAAATATATTAAGTAGGAGGAATCATGACAACTGCACCAGAGAATAGAGGCGGTCTCCGCCCAACTGCTCCGCAGAATAATCCTGCTAATGTATCAGGTACTGGTGGTGCAGGACAATCAGGTCAGTACAAAGGTTTTGCCTATGGCCAAAATAAAGCATTAGCAGAACAAATGGCTGGTGCTCCTTTACAGGGAACAGCAAATTCTCCAACACCAACAGGTGTTCCTACTCCTCAATTGCCTGAGGTTACTCAAATCACTGCACCAACAGAGAATCCAGATCAGCATGTTATGGATGGAGCCTCAATGGGGCCTGGTGCTACATCAGTTCCTGGGCTACCAGCGCAACCTGACAATACTAAGTTTGATCAGTTAATGCAACAGTACCGTCCAGTATTAGACTTTATTGCTTCACGTCCAGAAACATCTACTGATACACGTGATGCACTTAACAAATTAATGAACGGTAATTCATGAATATCTGGGACCGTTTAGGTGACCTTGCAAAAGGAACCAGAGACTGGGGTTTAGATATTGGCTTAGCCATTGGTTCACTTCCAAAGTTTGCATGGGATATTGCTACTGCACCTTGGAATGACAGAAAAGAATATGATAACTTTGCTGGAACCTTAAAGCAGGCTGGAACAGATCTTGCTAAGAATGCATTACGCCCAGTTGGTGGTGTTATTGGTGCAGTAACTGCTATTAACCGAAATATTATTCGTGAACCATTGAGCGCATTTATGTTAGCAACTGCTGATACTAAATCAGCCAGTCCTGTTATTGCATGGAAAAAAGCATGGGAAGCGCGCAATCAAATTTCATTTGGTCAGGCTGCTGCAACAAATATTTTTGGTGCATTCTCTCTTGTACCAGATGCATTAAAGCCAGACTTTGCCAATTCAAATTTTGATATATATGATAAAAAGCAACGAGATGCTGCATTCAATGATAGCATCTATGGTAAAGGGATATCAGGTTCATTAGATACTGCTGCTTGGCTATTTGGTGATGTATCAATCGTCGGCGGAAAAGCATTTGCAGCATACAAAGCAGCAGATGCTGCAGAAGTGGCAATCAAAGCAATCCGTGAAGTGCGCTCAGGCATTCCAGTAACATCTGATGTTGCAAAAAAGTATGATAAACTTGCTGAAGATTTTGCAAATAATGATACATTATGGGCAGCAAATCATCCTTGGGTTAAGAACAGCAATAACCGTGCATCTGTTGCATACTTTTTGGGTGTAACACAAAATAAAGATGAAGCACTTAACACAATGCTTGCAGTTCTTGGCGATTCAAGTGGAGCGCATGAACTAGAACTTCTTTCTCGTCCAGATCTTGCTGCACCTTTACGTATTGCAAGTGGTGAACTAACACGTAGCGACTATAAATTCTTGCTAAATCAAGAAGCAGCCATGAAGGCTGCCACAACTGAGGATATGCTGCAGTTTGCTTTTAGAAGTGAAGAAGAAATACAGGCAGATAAAGCATACATTGCTGCTTGGGCTAAACATGATAAGTATGCTGACGGAATTTTTAACATATCACAAGAAGCACCAGTATCAGAAGGTATCGGACGCTTTGGCCAAAGTGTTGGTTCGTTAATGGCAGGTGGACGTACAGTCCCATTCCATTCACGCCAAGTTGGCGATGCAACTGTTGAAATGTACCAACCAACTGTGTGGCATAAACTTTATTATAGCGTAACCTGGCCCGCTCGTTTGCGTCCAAGTGGCATGGCTAATTTAAATGATGGTGATTCTATCCAAGAAGTGATCTCAGTCACAGATAGACTTGTACAATTATCACGTCCATCTGTTAAGGGACAGACAGGTGTGCTAACAACTCTACCTGAAGGTACATTCACACGTGAAAATGCTGCAGGATTTATTGAAAGATATGCTTCAGCAGTAACACCAGAGGCCCGTGCTAAAGTAATTAATGATTTAGAATATGTTGGATATAATGTTCTTGCAAAAAAACATGGTGTAACAAGTGAAGATGCAGCAAAACTATTCGACTATCATAACCAATTACGTTCTGGTCGTTTAACCGAGGCAAGAGATAATGGATTTATCTATGACCATGTGTTAGACCAAATGGTTAAGGTCCCTATGTTTGAATCCCAGACTGCAAACATTCTTCCTATTGCAAACTTTGATAAAATCGATGCAGTCTTAAAGCAAAATGCAAGCGCATTGCGCAGTGTTTCTGGAAGTTTACATGAAACCATTAATACTGTATCTGATTTGTGGAAGGCATCGGTTCTTCTGCGTCTAGGTTATCCTATTCGTAATGCTATTGATTCACAACTGCGTATCTGGGCCACAGTAGGTGCAATGACTTCATTGCGTCATGCTGGTGAAGGCGCTAGAGATATTATGGATAATACTAAAGTTGCTGGAACTAGACTCATTGATAATTATAAAGGTATTAAAACGCCAGATTATAATGTTCTAAAGAAAGAACTGCATGTTTCTGGTGCTGGATTAGCATCTGCACAAAAAGAAATTTCTAGACTTGAGAAACAACTAGCACTTAATCCAGAAGATATAGATCTTATGAATCAACTTGTTATTGCTCAGAGAAAACTTGTAGAACATACTGCACTTTATGAAAGCAATAGCGCAGCAATGGCTAAGATTGAAGCATCTAGAGTGCGTTCAAATAAAAAGCATATCGGTCAATCTGATATAGACTTTGAGTCATCAATTGATAGTATTGATGGAATAACATATACAGCACATGGTGCTTTTGGTGGGCCAAATGGTGGTTTATTCCGTAAACTAAACTCATCTGCGCAAACATTTTCTAACCTATTAGAAGATACTGCTGGATTATATGGCAAGAATCTTTCTGCTAAAGGCATTGGAATGGTTCGCCCAGAAGATGCAAACTATTACCAGGCATGGGCTGACGCAATTAATAATGTATTTGGAAACTCAAAGGTTGCAAGAGCATTGATGAGTGGGAAAGATCGTGCAACTGTAATCAAAGAACTTGCAGCAGATGCAGAACTTCGCGCACGTATGGGTATCCGACGTTCTGAAGTTGAAGATTATGTTGATACTACCCAAAGATTCCTTGATAATTATATCCCTAATGGTTATGGTATACGTGAAGAAATTCTAGGACCATACGCCAAAGTTAAAAGTAAATTCCCATATTTGCAAAAATATCTTGATGGTGGTAGTGGTGGTCTTGTTGGTTCAAGAGATACTGTTGGATTTGTAAAAGTTGAGGCATTGAAAGATATGCCAGGAAATGCTCTTAGTAACACTGAAGGAATAGATGCATTAAGAAAATCTATTCGTAAAGGCATGGGATTTGCTACAAGAGAATTCAATGGAAAGCCTTATCAAGATCCGATCATGGTTGTTTATGACAATGAAACTGGACTTGCCTATATTGGAGAAGGTAACCATAGACTTCAGGCTGCAATTGCTGAAGGTCTTGATGCTGTCCCAGTTCGTGTTGTTAAAGGGAATGCAGATGAAATGGTTGCTAAGGGTGGAAGAAAACCTAAACAAATTAAGAATGGCAAAACTCCAGAATTTGTTGATTCATACGGTCCAAATGCTGGAAAAGTTCGTGACCCAGAATACGTTCCACCAACAATGCACCCATCACGTGTCTTTGATCCAGAGTTCATTGTCAATCCAAATGCTATGGAAGGCTCACGTGTAAGCGAAGAATTCTTACGCAATGCAATCACAGATCCAAGTAAGTTGCCAATTGTTCATGGTCCGTTGCTAGATGCTAATATCAATCTACGCCCTAAGGCTATAATCAGACAGTTTACTAATACAATGTTTAAGTATCTAGGGCAACTGCCTGAAGATAACTGGGCACGCCACCCACTATTCATTGATCTATATCAGAAGTCTATGCAAAAGCGTATCGCTACAGCAGAATTCTTACATGGTGGTAAGTTCACTCGTTCTGAGTGGGCAGATATTCAATATAAGTTGGAAGCCTCTGCTCGTGCTGATGCCATGAAAGGCGTAAAGGAAATCCTTTACAATGTTGAATATCGTTCAAATGCTGCACATATGCTACGTTTTATTTCTCCATTCTTCTCTGCACAAGAGAATGCAGTAAAGACATGGCTAAAGATTGCTGCAGATAAACCACAGATGTTAAATCGTGCTAATGTTATCTGGAATGCTCCTAACCGTTTGGGTATGATTACAGATCAGAATGGTAATACTGTTGACTCAAGTAAACCATTAAACCCTAATGATACTATGTGGTTCCCAATACCTAAGACATTAAAGAAACTTCCTATCCTAGGTGCTGGTCTATCTTCCCTTGACCAGGTCGGTGTTAGTAAGAAGAGTCTAGATGTTATGTTTGCTGGTAATCCATTTGGTGTATCAGTCGGCCCATTCGCTGCAATTCCAATTGCAAATGTTCTTAAGGTTAAACCTGAATGGTCATCTGTTGTATCCTTTGCATTCCCATTCGGACCTGACGCTTCTATAGTCAATCAGTTCCTACCAACATGGGCACGACATGGAAGCGAAATCCTCAAGGGTCAGAATAGCGATGCATATGCAAAGACATATCAATTGATCTGGTTAACAGAACAGCATAAGGCTCGTGATGAAGGTAAACCATATCTAACAGATAAAGAGATTAAAACTAAGACAGATGCATTCTATAAAATGCGTATGGCTGCATCTTTAATCTTGCCATTTGCTCCACAATTTGATAGTCCTTATCGTTTATATATGGATAAGTGGCGCAATTATGGTAATCTTTATGGATTAAATGCAGATGCAAAGTTCCTTCAGGATTATCCTGACTTCTTTGATTTTGCTACAACATTATCCAAGAACCCTACAGGTTCTCAAGCAACAATGGATTCAGTACAGAATGCTAAACGTTATTCTAGTTTGATTTCAAACATTGCAACCGATAACCCATCACTTGTTGGTCTGGTTACTAATGGTTCTAATGCTGCTAAGTTTGACCCAACGGCATACTGGTGGCAACAAGAGACATCTATCGGTCCTGGAACACCAGAGAAGTTTAGAGGAAAGTCTAATCCACAGGAAGCACAAGCACTCAACAAACAACGTGAAGGCTGGGCAAAGTACCGCATTGCAATGACTATCATTGACAATCGTTTAAAAGATCGTGGGCTTACATCATTGACACAACATGGTGCCGAGGATCTACTTGCTGCAAAGCAGGCAGTCATTAGTTCATTATCATCTGAAATAGACCCAGTAACTAAACAACCTACTGGTCAGGTTAGTGCGTGGTATCAAGATTATAAAGATGTTGATGGCACAAAAACAGCACGTACTGTTGATGGATTCAGAAAGATTCTATCTGATAAAACATTTATGGCTGACAATGCAAATGACCCTACATGGAAATCGCTTGCAATGTACATGAAAGTACGTGACCAGATTGCTGTCACATTAAGTGGCAGAAATACTAGTAACATAGACGCTAAATCAAATGCTGATTTAAAGTCGGTTCTTGAGTATTACATTAGCCAATTAAAGAATGGTGATATTCAATTCAGTACTATCTATGATAGATACCTATCACAAGATAAAATTTATGACAAGTATCTAGGCTTAGGAGCATAACGTGGCATCTAAAGAAGAACTCCTTGCAGAGAAAAATGCTATCCAAGCAAGACTTAAAGCAGCAGCAGGTCCTAACGGGCTAGGTTCTTTATCGCCAAGCAAGCGCTTAGCGTATATGAAGAAGACTGAAACAGATAGAAAACGTCTTGTTGAAGTTGAGAATCAAATTAAAGGTGAAGCGCCTACTCCACCTAAAAGTAAAACTCCTTATGTCCTGCCAAAGAATCCATTGGCATCTAATGCTCCAGCAAATTTGCCAGCAGATGTTGTACAAGAGTTATTAAACAATGGTGTTGACATTACAAATAATGGTGTATGGCAATCACAAGGTGTAGGTGCTACATCTTTAGTATGGCTTGCAGATAGTGGTTCTACTGGAAAACTAGAGATAGATCCTATTACAGGTAAACCAAAGAATGCTGTTATATCTAATACAAAATATGCACCAACATTAGCAAACTCCTGGTGGTCTGACCCAGCATTGCAGAAAAAAATCATGAATGCTTATGCAGCCAAGGGCCAGAACTTAAGTCTAGTAGAGGGATTCAATCTCTGGCAAGGACTTGTTACTACTGCTGCATCTATTTACAATGGTGGTCGTGGTGCAAAGATTACTCCTTTTGATTTGCTTAGTGATTCATTAAAGAATGTCAAGGTTACTGGTCGTCAAACATCTATTGATACTACTATCCGTAAATACAGTGACGCTGAAGTAACAACGCTTATTAATCAAAACTTAAGAAGTGTTATGCCTCGAAATGCAACACCTGAAGAAATTAAATCTTGGTTACCAGATCTAAAGAAGAAGTTAGAAGAAGGCACCGTAACTAAGACTGTTCCAGTCGGCACTAATAATACCAAGACATATACTAATCCAAGTTTCAGTGAAGCAGATATTGCTTCTTATATTAAAGATAAAGTATCTGGTACGCAAGATTACGCAGAAAATAAAAGTCAAGGCTTTATGGACTTTATAAGTCGGAATAGATAGGAAACTAAATGGCAGAGTTATCTCCTGGGCAGATGGCAGCAACCGCGCATGGCCTGACGCAGAAATTAATTGATAGTCGGCCAGATGATGTATATCTTAAGCAAGCATGGGAAGCATATCTCAAAGATGATTTAGTTAATGCTAGCAAATATTGGTATTTAAGTAAGTACTATCAAGAAGTAACTAATGTATCTGCTATACGTCAAGAAACAAAATTAGGCCGTAATGGTGTATACCAACAAGACTTAGCAAAATATCGTGCAGATGAACGTGCTCGTTTAATTCAGTCGGGTATTAACCTACCAGATGCAACATTTAATATGATTACTGAAGATGCTTACCTTGGTGGGTTATCAGATACAGAGTTAGATGCTAAAGTATTACAAGCAAACACTGGCAAAATTGGTGGAACAACTCTTGAGAATATTCAGAACTTAAAAGAATATGGTGCATCTTTTGGTATAGAACTAACTGATGCTCAACTTGATGGATATTCTAAAGATATCTTTGGTGGCAAGACTACAATATATGATATTAAAAATAAGATTAGAGAAGATTCAGCAAGTGCATTTCCAGCATATGCACAGCAAATTAAAAATGGTACATCACTAGATTCTTTAGCCTCAGCCTATAAGACTTCAATGGCTAATTTATTAGAGATTGATGTTAACTCAATTACTTATAATGATCCTACATTACGCAAGGCATTACAAGGAGTAGCAAATGGAAAAGGAGCAGAGTATGCTGCCCCTACTCCATTATGGGAATTTGAGAATCAAGTTCGTAAAGATCCACGTTGGCAGTTTACTAACAACGCACGCAATACCGTTGATGCATTGCAGTATCAGGTACTCAAAGATTGGAAGTTGATGTAATGCCATTAAACATAGATCCAGCATTTAAGGCAGTCACTCCATCTGCAAAAGTTTTAGAAACTGCAAAACTTAATGCTGCTCCAGGACAAACACCAGAGGAATATATTGCATCACGTGGTGGTGTAAATGCTTCTGGGTACTATGGAGATTCTTGGAACTCTAATATAAATTTAACAGATGAAGAATATGCTGCAGCAATTGCAGGTGCTAAGGCAAAGGGTTTAACCGCTGGAGCAGCAATTAATGCAGCACAATCTGCCAAAGCACAAAAGTCAGGTGCTGATATTAGTGGATACGACATTAATGGAAATCCAATGTCTGGTGGAAAATATAATAAGTTTGGTATTTATGTAGGATCAACTGCTAAAGATGCTAATGCACAAGATATTAATTCAACAACTAGTACATCTCAGATTGATGCTGCACAATATAATGACCGTATAAGTGTTTATGCATCTTTGGCTGATAGATTTAATAAGTATGGCTTGACTGGTCTTGCTGATAAAATCAAGCAATTAGCAATGGAAGGCGCAAGTGCAGATACAATATCATTGCAACTCCAGGAGACTCCTGAGTATCAGATGCGTTTTGCTGCTAATGCAGATAGAATTAAAAAAGGTTTATCTGCTTTAAGTCCAGCAGAATATATTAATGTTGAAGATACATATCGACAAGTGTTGCGTGCATATGGTCTTAATCAATTTGATAATAATGATTATGTAAAACAATTCATTTCAAATGATGTCTCACCTACCGAATTATCTAATCGTGTAGTCACTGCAGTACAACGTGTGCAATATGCAGATCCTGCAATCAGCCAAACACTTAAAGATTTTTATGGTATCAGCAGTGCAGATATAGTTGCATATGTACTCGACCCTACACAGCAAATGGAAAAGATTCAGCGCCAAGTAGCAGCAGCAGAAATTGGAGCAGCAGCACGTAAGCAAGGACTTTATGCTGGTGCTGGTGTATCTGAAGCACTTGCTGCACAAGGCATCACACAAGCAGAGGCACAAAAGGGTTATGCAACTATTGCTGACATCATGCCAACTGCTGAGAAACTTAGTGGAATCTACAGCCAGGCACCTGGCTACGATCAGTCTACTGCAGAACAAGATGTATTTAACTCATTAGCATCTGCTCAGCGAAAGCGCCAGAACTTGGTTGCACTTGAACAGAGTTCATTTTCTGGTTCATCAGGTACAGCAAAGGGTGCATTTTCTACTGGTTACCTAAGCAGACAATCTGGCGCAGGCCAATTCTAGAATCCTGACACGGACCTATCGGCCCCGTGCAGCGTACAAGACCGAGAGCAAGAGCCAGCCTATTCCCCCGAATAGTAACTGTGGCTTGCGATTCAACTAACGAAAGGGTGGACAGTTGCTATGAGCAACAACTACTGGGATGAAGACGAAGACGACATGGATACACAGGATGAAGTACAAATGGACGGCAGTGACTTATTAAAGAAGTTACGCAAAGCCAAGCGTGCAGATGAAAAGCGTATCAAAGACCTAACTGACCAACTTGAGACCTTGTCCAAAGGTCAGAAGGAACGTACAGTCAAAGATGTCCTAGAAAAGAAAGGTGTGAATCCTAAAGCGATTCGCTTAATTCTAAAAGATTTAGACGAAGTTAACGAAGAGTCAGTTAATAACTGGCTCGATGATAATGGAGACTTATTTGGAATTCAGCATTCAGTACAGGATGCACCTGAAGTAAGTGACAACAATCGTGCTGCATTGCGTCAGCAAGATGTAGTCACTCAGGGTGCAATAACACCTGACAGAGCAGAGAACATTAATAACCGCATTGACAATGCAGAGTCAATGGATGAGTTACTATCGATTCTTCGCTCAGAATAATCATTCATAGTTTCTAGTCACTTGGAGGTGACAACATGGCAAACGCCTATACAACCACAGGGTCGTCCTCACTCGGAGGTACAGCCAATGCTGCTGGTTTAGTTCAGAAGGCATATGACCGCCTTTTGGAATTTGCTCTCCGCGCCGAACCCCTAATTCGTTCAGTCGCAGATAAGCGTCCAGCAAAGCAAGCAATTCCAGGTTCAACAGTCGTACTACAAAAGTACGTTGATATGAGCCCAGTTTCATCAGCACTAACAGAAGATGTTGATCCAGATGCAGTTGCTCTGGCTACACCAACATCGATTACAATTACTCTTGCAGAATACGGTAACTCAGTTCTCGTAACTCGTGCATTAGAGTTGTTCTCTCTTGCTGATGTAGACCCAGCAATCGCTAACATTATTGCATTCAACCTTGCCGATTCAATCGACGGTATTGCAATGACATCACTTCGCGCTGGAACCAACGTAATTTACTCTGGTTCTACAGCAACATCAACAGCAACAATCACTGCTGCTGCAACCCTATCATCTGCAAACATCCGTAAGGCTGTTGCAAAACTACGTGCTGGTAAGACAACAGGACGTAAGGGTTCACTATACTGGGCTGGTATCCACCCAGAAGTTTCACACGACCTTCGTGCAGAAACTGGCTCAGCAGGCTGGTTGCTTCCTAACCAATATGGTTCCGCACAGGACCGCATTTGGGCAGGAGAAATCGGTACATACGAAGGTGCGTACTTCGTAGAGTCTCCACGCCTTTACAACGCAACAGACGGTGCATCATCTGCACGTGTCTACCGTACTATCTTGGCAGGACAGCAAGGATTTGCAGAAGCAGTTGCTGAAGAGCCACATGTAGTAATCGGACCAGTAGTTGACAAGTTAATGCGTCACCGCCCAATGGGTTGGTACGGCGTACTAGGCTTCGGTCGCTACCGTGAAGAAGCACTATACCGAATCGAATCAGGTTCATCAATCGCTTCATAATCAGTTGATTGACGGGTGGGCAGGGGCTTCGGTCCCTGTCTATCAGTAAGTCCACTAAGGAGAAAAATGGCAACGTATAAATTTACAACACCATATGTACTAGAAGGTCCATCTGGAAGACATCGTTTGTTTTACTTTGCTAAATTGCGCAAAGGAATAACTATCATTAAAACTGGTGGAGTATATCAACAGGCTCGCTACTTAGTTGATGATGGAACACAGGTATATCAAGAATTATACCGAGGTGGGCATATTCATACAGGAATCAGTGAGGCTACTAAAGCAGCATTAATTGCTGGCAATGTAGGAGTTACGGAAACAAACTTCACAGTAGAGTAAGGGACAACATGGGACACCAACATATTAGCAAGGTTCTTGATTGGGGCTTCACTCCTGAACATAACTTTGAAGCAACTCGATGGGGTTGCGTACTATGCGATGAAACATCAGAGAAGCCATTTGAATATGAAGATATATCAATTGACCATACGATGTGTGATGAAGACTGCTTTGGTTGCAAAGCCAAGGGACTACAACTAAATGCAGGAGATGCAACAAGGGATATTCCAGACAAGAAATGGACTAGCGAACTTGCTGCATATAAAGATGCAAGAGCACAAGGGATGCAACCTGGTGGCACAAGTAGAGCACATGTTGAGGCTGCATATACCGCTTCTGAAAATATGGGCAAAGCATATAACTCAGAAAAAATGCCTAGAGCAAGTAACATAGATAAAAAAACCGCGCAAGTTATGAAGGAAGTGGGAATGTAATATGGCTAAAATGAAAATGGAAATGTACGGATCTAAGGGTGCAATGAAGATGCACGAAAAGGGCGAAGGCTCAAAGATGATGGCTATGGAAAAGAAGATGAATATTAAAGACATGGTCAAGAAGTCTGCTAAGAAGTCTGCTCCAAAGAAAATGGGAAAGAAGAAGTAATATGCCAACTAAGAAGCCAACACCTAAGGCAACTTCTAAGACGGTTACCCAAGTTATTAATGCTGCTAATATAACAAAGCGTCCTGCGCCGAAGAAGCCTATGACTCCAGCAGATGCAGCATATAATAAGTTAATGCAAAAGTATAACTATGATCCAACTCAGATTCCAGGTTGGAATAATGGACGTGGGTCACAATGAAAAAAGTAGCCAAAGGTCAGAAGAAAGTGCAGAAAGTTATGCACGAATTCAAAGCAGGAACGCTACACTCTGGTAAGGGTGGTAAAGTAGTAAAGAATCCAAAGCAAGCAATTGCTATCGCACTCTCTGAGGCCAAGAAGGCAAAGAAGAAGTGAATGACCCAAGACTAAAGCGAGCAGGCGTATCAGGCTTTAATAAGCCCAAGCGCACACCTAATCACCCTACGAAGTCACACGTTGTTGTGGCCAAAGAGGGTGATAAGATTAAGACTATTCATTTTGGTCAACAGGGTGTATCTGGTTCTCCAGATGGATCAGCCCGTAATAAAGCATTCAAGGCAAGACATGCTAAGAATATCGCAAAAGGAAAAATGTCAGCAGCGTATTGGGCTGATAAAGTCAAATGGTAAATCAACTGATAACAAGAAAGGTAACAAAATGAAATCAACAGGACTAACAGTAACAGCAAACAAAAAAGTATCAACTCGCACAACTGCAGCAGATAAAACTAAGGTAACTCCTATTCACAAAATGAAAGAGTCACCTGCTTTCGCTGCACTACAGCAAATCAATTACGGCAAGCCAGTAATTAAGTAATTCAAAACAATGGGGGACACAATGCAAGAGACAGTATCTATCGCCTGGTGCGATAACGGCAATGTTGATGGCAAGTTTATGCAAGGCGTTACTGACGTTCTTCTTAAGTCTGGCATCGAATTTACAACATCTCTACGGAGTCAGGGCAATCAGATTGCTCGCCAGCGTGAGAAGGTTATCCGTTACTGGTATGAAAATAACACCTCTGATTGGCTACTCTGGGTTGACTCCGATGTAGTAATCTCTCCAGAGAAATTCAAACTATTGTGGGACAACAAAGATGCTAAAGAGCGTCCAATAGTTACAGGTGTGTACTTCACAACGGACACACCAGAAGAACCATTAATGATTCCTATGCCAACTATTTATGAGTTTGCAGAATCAGAAAATGCAGTTGGCATTAAGCGGATTCACCCTATGCCAGAAAATAAGTTTATTCAAATAGGTGCAGCAGGAATGGGATTTGTTCTTATGCACCGTAGCATAGTAGAACGTATCAATGATGCAATACCAGATGCTCCATTCTTTATGGAGATAGGAACTGGTAAGCAATTCATGGGTGAGGATATCTACTTCTTTGCTTTATGTGATAAGGCTAATGTTCCAGTATGGTGCCATACAGGGGCAACCGTTCCTCATATGAAACGATTCTCATTCGATGAGCATTACTATAAAGCATTCTTCGGAGGCAACCAAGCCAAGAAAGAATCAAATCTTATTCTTCCAAAGCAAGGTTTAATTAAACCCTAGAAAGGTTGACAAATGGCTATAGGCAATCCTGGTAGTTCGCTAACTGCAGAGTTAAATAGACTTGCAAATGGTGGGACTTATCCTGTTATCACAGCATATCTTGATGCTCAAGGAGCAGCCAATAAGTGGGCTGCAACAACTGGCTTAAGTGTCAATGGTGCATTGAATGTCAAGAATGGTGTTACCAACCCATCATTGTGGAAAGATCTTGATGCAGTGTGTAACGCACTTGGTGGAACTACTGGACTTGCAGCCCCTGCTGCTTTGCGTTTAAGAAGTATTTAACTAACATAGGAGAATAAATGGCAACCTTAACAGATATGGTTGACGAAGTAAAGAGCAAGTTAGCAGGCTACACTCTTCGTCAAGATCGTGTTACCTATACAATAAATGCTGTCGGATTGACTGATACAGCCATTCAAATTGGTTCTTCTAATAACCTTGCTAAAGGTATTGTTGAAATTGATAATGAACTTATCTGGATTGACTCCTATGATAAGGCATCTAATACTCTTAATGTAATCCCTGGCTTTGGTCGTGGATATCAGAATACTGATCCAGCGACTCACACTCAATATTCACAGGTTACACTTGCTCCAGCATTTCCACGTGTAATGATTAAGCAAGCAATCAATGACACTATTAACTCAGTATTTCCTAGTTTGTGGTCAATGGATTCTACAACATTTACTTTCAACCCAGCACAGAATTCATATGGATTACCAACTGCATGTGAAGATGTGATGCAGGTCTCATGGGAAACTATTGGGCCAACAAAAGAATGGGCAATGGTTAATCGCTGGCGTTTAGACCAGATGGCCAATGCAACTTCTTTTGGTTCTAATGCAGCAATTGTAATTGGCGATTCGATTACCCCTGGTCGTACTGTTCAGGTGTGGTATCGCAAGACACCAACTGCTCTTGCCAGTGACACTGATGTATTCACTACCGTGACTGGACTGGAAGAATCATCTAGAGATGTAATCATTCTTGGTGCTTGTGCACGTTTGCTAGCATTCGTAGATTCGGGACGACTTAACTTAACATCTGCTCAGGCAGACCAAGCAGATACAAAGATACCTTCATCTGCAGGTGCATCTATTTCTAAGTATGTCTATGCTCTCTTCCAACAACGCTTGAAGGAAGAATCAGGACGTCTAAATGGTAAGTACCCAATCCGTCCACACTATACACACTAAGGATAACCAATGACAAGAAAATACTCCAGTACTAGCGTTGCCACTACGCTATCTGTCGGTATCTCAAATACAGCAACATCAATGACAGTTGCATCAGGAACTGGTCCAGCCCTTATGGGTGGTGTGACATTGACTGCTGGTAACGTAGATAGATTTACTATCGTTTTAGACCCAGATACAGTTAGTGAAGAAGTAGTATTTGTTACTGGTATATCAAGTGATACTCTTACAATTATTCGTGGACAAGCAGGAACATCAGCAATTGCACACTCTGGCAGTGCACCAGTTAAGCACGTATTAACATCTGATGATCTAAACTTCTATACAGCAGGTGTTGCTACTGCTAATGCAGCAGTTGCTAAATCTGATATCCAAGCCAAAGGTGATTTAATTGTTGGTACTGGTGTAGCAACGTCAACACGTCAAGCAGTTGGAACTGATGGATATACATTAGTTGCTGATTCATCTTTAACATCTGGTGTAAAGTGGGCAACAGTTGGAAGCGCAGCAGCAAGTGCAACTCAAACATTAACAAATAAAACAATCGATTACAACTCAAATACAATACTAAACGGACCTGCAGTTATCAGCCCGTTTCTACTCATGGGAGCATAATAAATGGCAACAGTATATAAGGTGTTGGCACAAGCAGCACCAACAACAACATCCGAAGCAACCCTATATACGGTACCTGCTTCTACATCAACAATCGTGTCAACTTTGACAATCAGTAACATAACATCTACTGCTGCCACAGCAAATGTAAATATCTGTGTTGCTGGTGCAGCATCTGCTAACTTAAATTCATTTCTTAAGACCGTAACAATCGCTGCTAACTCTGTTGCTACCTTTACATTAGGTATTACATTAGCAGCAACAGATGTTATTAAAATTACTTCTGGTACAGCAAATGCCCTATCATTCCAAGCCTTCGGAAGTGAGTTATCATAATGGCAGTTAATACATTCCCCTCATCTACTGCATCTTCTGGTGGTACACTTCCATTCCAGTCTAGTGGTTTGCACACAACTTATGTTTCATTGAATGCATATCAAACAGCACTTCCTGTTCCAACAACTCTTTCAACTACAGGTCCAAATTACTTTGTATATAATTCTGTTACAAGTAATGGTACTACTTCTATATCTAACCTTGTACAAGCCTATCTTTATGCTCAAACAACTGCAACTGCTTTTAGTAATACTACATCTAAAGCATATGTACAACCATTTTATACTACTAACACTATTGGTAATACATTAATAGGCGTTTCAATTCCATACACACCAAGTGCTATGCTTACATATAATATTAATGGTACTGTTGGTGATACTTATACTAATTATGTAGCATATGATGGTCCAGTTACTGGTACAACTACTGTTACTATGGCTGGTATTGCATATCTAAATGGAAAAGTTATTGCAGGTGGAAGTGGTACTCTTAATAACACTAGGATATATACATCAACTGCAACTGATTCTAATGGAGCAGTCAGCACTTGGTCAACAGCAACTGTAACAGGTGCAACAAATTGGTTAAACCTTAGTTCTGCTGCATATGGAAATGGATTATACGTTGTTGGTTCTACAACTAACGTAGTTGCTTACTCAACAAATGCTACAACATGGAGCACTGCAGCAACATATGGATCAGCATTTCCTTCTAATTCTCTTGTGTATGGAAATGGTATATTTGCAATGCGCAGTTCTAGCACTACTGCAATTTTAACATCAACAAATGCTACAACATGGAGTACATCGGCAACAATAAGTGCTGCTGCTAGCAGTTCTTTTCAAAATAGTCTTTGTTTTCATAATGGATATTTTATCGCTGGAGATAACTCTGGTAATATTACATATTCAACTAACTGTGTTTCATGGTCAACTGTAGCATCAGGTGCCAGCGGAACATCAATATTTAGAGGTGCAACTTATTGCAAAGGTATATACTATGCATTGTTCTATGATGGTGCTAGTACTAATACTTTAACATATTCAACTAATTTAACAACTTGGACAAATTATTCTAGCGGTCTTACTATTAATACATTTGTGCAATTTGACAATTCTGCTGGAAACTATATTCATGTATATGGAGTTAACCCGTCGTCTTTTCCTACAATTTATTCTTATATTGCAGGTTCTGGTTGGACAAACTATAACTCTTATGTCGGAAACAACTCACCAGGAAATTATATAGGTTCTGTACCTGCAGTTGATAGTAATGGTGGATTTCATAGCCTTACACTAAACAACAGTAGTGCAACTCCAGTATCAACTACCAGTTATATGAGGCCATATGCTGTATATAATAATACTACATATCCATTTACTATATCTGCTTATTCAGGTCAAACACCAACAGCAACAATCTAATAAAATAATGGGGGCAAAATGAAAGAAAATAAGAAGCAAGAAATTGATGTATGTATCCTTCTTCCAGGGGATACATTTCATCAATACTTTGTTAATGCATTAACCAATACTATCTTAACATTAGTTAATAAGGGTAAATCTTTTTTTATTAAAGATGCATACTCATCAATATTGCCTGACTTAAGAAATAAATTGGTTGGTGGTAGGTCTGGAATTGAAGGTATATCAAATGAACCATTTCATTTTGATGGATTCAAACCTAAAAAAGTATTCTTTATTGATTCAGATATAGTCTGGAATGCAGAAGAGTTTGATAGATTATTAAACTCAGATGAAGATATTATATCTGGATGGTATAGCAGAGTAGATGGTATGACTGTTGTTCTTCAAAAAGATGATAAAGGATATTTAACTGTTCCAGCAACTGAGATGATTCAGAAAACTGAATTAATGGAAGTTGATGGCATCGGCCTAGGTTTCATGTGTGTTAAATATGAAGTCTTAGAAAAAATGGGTTACCCTTGGTTCCAGTTTACTATTCCAGATAATCCTTCAATGGGTGATGAAAATGATTCAACTATAATGATACCTACTTCTGGTGAAGATGTGTGGTTCTGCCAACGAGCAAAAGAAGAAGGATATAAAATCATTGTAGACCCAACTATACAGTTAAGACATTTAAAAACAGTTCCAGTTTATCTAGATAAGGAAACCTATAACAATGCCAATAAACTATAACTATACAATTGAACCCAATACATTTGAAATTAATATATTCAAAGATGGGCAAGAAGAACCTATTTTACATCAGCCATACAAGCCTGGAAGTGGATATACAGATGAAGAAGGTAGTTATGTTCTAGTAGAACCAGCACCTTGGACTTCCGAAGAAGAAGCAAATGAATGGGCAATCAATAAAGTTTCTGATTTGCCACAAGAATAAATAAATTTTACTAAGGAGATTACGTGGCGATAAGTTATGACATTACGGAAGACTTACCCTATCCGTTATCCAATCCTGCAAGTGCTAAAACATATCAGTCTGATGGAGAACTCTATGACATCTCTATCAATGGTAAGCCATTCTTTGCTTACATAACTGATGAGTTTCCATACCGTCGCCAGACGGCTCCTTACCGTAAACAACAAGTAGATCAAAGTAATGAACCTGGTGAGCAAACACTTACTGGTTGGTGGTTACGTTCACAGTCTTCCTTCCATCATGGTGATGGCATTAAGTTTTATGATCCAAGTGCAGGTGAAACTGTATCATACCGATTTGCTGATTCCAAAGGTGTTAATGTTTGGACTAATGGGCAGGTTACACTACTTAAGTCATGTACTCCAGGCCACATTACAACAGGTGCAATCCGTTCTAATGGTCGACCATTCCAATTTACGCGCTCAATTACATGGAGTGGCACCAATGGTATCCTCAACCATGATGAGTATGATGTAGATAAGATTGCTGCAGATGGAACAGTAACTCACTTCATTGACTATAATGCTGGAAGTGCAGACCCAGTCTATGCCATCTGCGATGATGGAACATATGCCTATTGGGTTACCAACAAAGTCCAGGGTGGTTCAAATAAACTCCACCTTATCAAGAAGCCATTGACAGGTTCTTCTGCATCAACTGCAGATGAGACAACAATGTTCTATGCTACTGGTATTGCGACTACAAATGCAGTAATGGAATACGTGAAAGAGCGTCTAATTCTTATTGCTAATAACTCAGTATATGAACTCTCAACTGCAGCATCGGCATTGCCTACTGCATTGTACACGCACCCAAATACTAACTATGTTTATACTAGCATTACAGCATCTGGACCTGCAGTATACATAGCAGGGTACAACGGTATTCAATCTACAATTCAAAAGTTTACACTATCATCAACTGGCGCACTTCCTACTCTTACATCTGCATCAGTTGCTGCAGAACTTCCAGTTGGTGAAATCGTATATAAGATTTACTACTATCTTGGTTACATGATGATTGGAACGAATAAAGGCGTACGTGCTGCACTTGTATCAGATCAAGATGGTTCTATTTCCTACGGTCCACTGATTGTAGAAACATCACAGCCATGTTTTGATTTTGCTGCTCAAGATAAATATGTATGGTGTGCTACATCTGTTGATGGGGATCCTGGCTTAATCCGAATTAACCTAGGAAATGAAATTGAACAACTTCGTTTTTCATGGGCTAACGATGTATACTATGGTGGCATTACAAATCATCAGACAACATCATGTGCTTTTATTGCTGGAACAAATAGAATTTCATTTACTACAGCATATTATGCAGGTGCAAATGGTTATGTATATATAGAATCTGCAACTGATTTAGTATCAAGTGGATACATTCAAACTGGTAAGATTCGCTACTCAACTCTTGAAGAAAAGATATTTAAGATTCTTCGTGCTCGCATTAACAATGCTGATGGTGGTCTATCTGTAGCAACAATCGATTCAGCAGGCAACGAATATGCCATCGCTACATTTGCTCAACAGGATTATGCTCCAGAAATTAACATTGCTTATCCTACTGCTCCGCAAGAATTTATTTCACTTAAGTTCACATTAAGTCGTTTCACGACTGATGCAACTAGGGGTCCAATATTTAATGGTTATCAACTTAAGTCATTGCCTGCTGTTCCAAGACAGCGCATGATTCAGTACCCACTTGCTTGTTGGGATATTGAAGCAGACAAGAATGGTGTACAGGTAGGGCATGAAGATAGTGCCTATGACCGTGTGCTTGAACTGGAAGATGTAGAAAATGCAGGAGATACAATACGTGTTGATGACTTACGTACTGGTGAATCTTTTGTTGGAATCATTGAAGAAATTAGTTTCTTAAACCGCACCCCTTCAGGTAATCGCTTCTCAGGTTTTGGCGGAGTATTACTTGTTACCATTAGAACTTTATAGGAGAATAGAGTGACCACGGCAAACTGGGCTGGACTTATAGTATCTATCATTGCAATCGTGACAGCATTTGCTGGTTCGGTTCGATGGTTAGTTAAACATTTTCTTTATGAACTGCGCCCTAATGGGGGCTCTACTCTTAAGGACTCGGTCTTGCGACTTGAAGAAAAGGTAGAGATACTACACACGTTAGTGATGGAGTTAGTTAAGAAGTGATAAACCCAGATAAGTTTCTAGAGATAGCCAAGGCTGAAGTCGGGACTATTGAAGAAGGTAACAATCATACTAAGTATGGAAAGTTTACTAAGCATGATGGCCAACCTTGGTGTGGATCATTTGTTATGTGGTGTGCAGCACAGATAAAGCAAGCGATACCTAACTGCGTTTATACACCATCAGGTGTGGCTGGATTCCAGGGATTAGGTACATGGTCAAATGCTGAGACAGCATTTCCTAAACCAGGCGACATAGTATTCTTTGATTTCATTGAAGGTGGCGCTGCAGTTGAGCATGTTGGGATTGTTGTCAAAGATAATCTTGATGGCACAGTAACAACAATTGAAGGCAACACATCCCCTGAGCATAAAGCCAAAGGCTCTCAGGCTAATGGTGGTCAGGTAGCAATACGCATCAGAGCATACAAGAAAAAAAATAAACTCAAACTCCCAACATTCATCGTGGGATTTGGCAGACCGAAATGGAGTAAGTAATGAAAGTTAATTTCAAAGACTGGAAGTCAGTTGTGACAGCCGTCACAGCAGCATTGGTTACATGGAGTGCACTTAAGTTTGCAGCAGATGCTGGCTCGATTGTAGCAGTCATTACTGCCTTCGCTGCTGGAACTGTACAGAGTACACCAAAGATTTAATACCCTTTAAAGGGCCCTAGCAGGCCCATAGAAACAAGAAACCCCCCTTCCTAAGGTAATTACCCTAGGTTGGGGGGTCTTTTGTCGTTTCTACAATCCTTCGTCGTCTGCTTCCCAGTCCTCAACGTATTGTTTCCAGGTCTTCAGATTCTTTTTAAACTTATAACTAGTATATCTTGCATGTGCCTCAAAGAACAGATCACGTATAACAAGACCTACCAGTACGGCCAAAACTGCATCTATCATTTGTATTCTCCTAATATATATATTATAATACTATATATAGAAGCCCCTTAGGGCTTCTTATATAATAATATTATTATTAATTATACACATACACTGATTCAATAGCAAGATAATATTAACTTGACAGATTAATATGTTTCTGTATATAATCAAATCATGAGCATACAACTTGGAGATTATGAATTACCTGAACATGTGAGTTACTCAGCGTTCAGCACATACGTAGACTGTGGGTATCAATACTACCTAGGTCGATTGATGCAATTACCTGAAGCACCATCAGTCTGGTCAGTTGGAGGAAGTGCCTTTCATACAGCAACAGAAATGTGGGACTTAGAAAATGCAGAATGATTTATGGGCTAAAGCCTGGGCCAAAGAACTAGGTGATACTGACCTGACCAATGCTCGTGTTGGTGGTCGTGCTACTAAAGCAAACCCAGATAAAGAGAACGTTGCCTTTTGGCAAGATGCTGGTCCAAGATGGGTGCAAGCCTATATCGACTGGCGCAAGGCTAACCCTGACTGGAAACTCTGGAAGACTCCAGATGGTTTACCAGCAATCGAGTTAGCGATGTTACCAGATTTTGCTGGCGTGCCTGTCAAGATGATCCTTGACCGTGTGTTTGAAGTTAACGGTGAGTTGGTAATCGTTGACTTAAAAACCTCTCAGCAAACACCGTCCAATACCCTTCAACTTGGATTCTATAAGATTGGATTGCTCAAGACTTATGGTATTGATGTCAAGTGGGGAACTTACTGGATGGCACGTCAGCACGGTGTATCTCCTTTAGTATCACTTGACAGTTATACTGAAGATAAGTTAGAATATTTAGTAGCAGGTTTTGATAAAGCACGCAAGTCTCAAATCTTTTTACCGAACACAAACAACTGCCAATACAAATGTGGACTTACAGATTACTGTATGTTCTCAACAAAGATAGGAAAATAAATGGAAGACTGGAAACTGCAAGTCAGTTACAAAACACCAGCAGGCGACATGATCAACATCAGAGCACATACCGCTGATGAGTTGAGTGTGTTTCTTGAAGGTGTCGGCGATTACACTACACAAATTGCAGCCGTACAAAAGTTAATTGTCGGTGCATATAATGTAGCCCCTTTGGGGACCACGCCTTCAACTCAAGGCACAATGCAATCCACATCCTTCGCTCCAAACCAGGGGCAGGGTCCGTCACTTACTCCACCCCCAAGCGCGATAACACCGCAAGGGACAGCAAGCCCGACGTGCATTCACGGGGGACGAATCTTCCGACAGGGAGTGAGCAAGACAACTGGGAAGCCTTACGCTTTCTGGGCATGCCCAACTCCACAGGGGACACCCGACCAATGCAAGCCAGTAAACTAAAAAGATAATCATGAATGAACGTAGCCATCGCAGTACACCATCTCGGTGGTTACGTTCTTTCTTTAAAGAAGGGAATGAATCAGGATGCGTACACTTGTCCGCTCAGTTGGTCGTTCCAGTATTGGTGGAGAACCGCTCCCTAGTTGCTTT